GTTAATGTTCTGGGTTGTCGGATGCGTCAGACCGTGGCTGGCGCTTGGTGTTTTTGTCATGACCAGTCCCTCAGTTATCGTTGTAGGGGTAGCTTGCGCGTGGGAGGTCGGTCGGCTCCTTTAAGCCGATGCCGACAAAGCCGCGCATGCCCGAGCTGTTGCGCCATTTCTCGAAGCGGCGCGTTAAGAGCGCATCCGAGAACCGGCGCATAGAGCCCAGAAACTCGCCGTTGGTCTCAGCCCACTGCTTCCAGTCGTTGAACAACTCGAACGTCAGCGCTTTGGCGTTGCCGTGCAGAACACAGCGGTCCTCGATCCAGCGCCCCATGGCGTCCTCGGCCTCGAAATACTCCTCGGTGGCATCCATGACGCTTTGCGGCTGTTTCAGGCCGGACTGCTGCCACAGCAAGCAACCCTCAAGGGCCCACGCCAGAATACCGTCGCGTTCTTGCAGCAGCTTCTCAGTGAGCTTGCCGTCACGGCGTTCGGGCGGAATGGTCACCGTGAACGGAATCAGATGCAGCCGACGCTTCATGGCCTCGTCCACATTGCGGATGGACGGTTTGTGGTTGCCGGCGATGACCAGCTTGAAGTGTGGCGTGTAGTCGAAGAAGTCCTGGCGCATGAAACGCGCAGACACCTTGTCGCCACCGGTGATGGTCTTGATCTTTGATTCGTTCCAGCGCCGACCCTGCTCGGTCTCGATCGATGCGACAAAGCGCGCACCACGCAGGCCTGCCAGATCAGTGGGATGCCGGTCAGACCGTGTTTCCATGAACGTGTCCATGGGCGCGTTGGCGGCGTAGTCGCCCAGGATGGTGGCAATCACATTCACGAAGACCGACTTGCCATTGGCACCCGTGCCGTACAGGAAGAACAATGCGTGCTCGCTGGTCACCCCGGTCAAGCAGTAGCCCACCATGCGCTGCAGATAGACCATCAGTTCCGCGTCGCCCCCAGTCACATCCGACAGGAAGCCGCGCCAGGTGGGGCAGTCGCTTTGCGGCACAGCGGTGCAGACCTTGGTCATCCGGTCAGCGCGGTCATGCGAGCGAATGACGCCACTGCGCAGATCCACGACACCACCGGGCGTGTTCAGCAGCCAGACTTCGGCATCCCAGTGCTCGGCCATGGACGCGTGCTTGGGATCGCTGCGTGCGATACGCTCCACAGCGCTGATGGTGGACGAGCTGGCCAGACGAGCACGCAAACGCGGCGTGTCTGCCTTGAAGGAAGCAGCCCGGCAGATATTGCGCGATAGGTGCTGAATGTAGAGCAACTGGTCCGGATTCCAGCGGATCCCGGTCCACACGAGCCACTTGCCCCACTGGGCGCAGTAACGCCAGTCTTCGCCGTAGCGGCGGGTGAAAGCGGTAGCCAACCCGTCCTCGGTGGTCCAGTCGATACCCTCGACCAGCTTGTCCTCGATCGGCGCATCGCTTTGGGCGGCCACCGGTACGCGGTCGCCGGCCATCAGGAATCCCTGAACGTCGAAGCCCTCGGCAACGGCATCGGCCGCATCCCATCCGTCGGGCTTCTCTGCTGGCGGATACAGGATGGCAACGGACTCAGCGCCAGCGGCCAGAATCGCTTGTGAAGCGCGATCGGCATACTCCCACCCCGGCTTATCACGGTCGGGCCAGATCAGCACGACCTTGCCCTCCAGCGGTGACCAGTCGGTTTTATCAACCGGCGCGTTGGCACCGTGCATGGCGGTGGTGGCGCAAAGCCCCAAGTCGATCAAGGCCTGCGCGCACTTCTCGCCCTCGACCAGAATGATCTGGTGGGCAGCAACCAGACCCGGCTGGTGGTACAGCGGTCGTGGGTTGGGCGGTGCCATCTTGCGGCGTTTGGCATCCCAGGGCCGGAATTCCTTGCGCCGCCCGGGTGGGTCGTACCGGTACACCACGGCGATCAAGGCTCCGTTGGCGTCCAGGTAGTCCCACTTGGCAGTAGTCTGGCCAAGATCGTCCACCGGGGCTTCACGTTTGGCTTTGCGCACTGGCACAGGGCTGGCACGCCCGGCCAGATCGCCGGCGTACTGCAACACGCGCGCGAAATCAGCGTGCACGTCGGCAGGCATGTGCCGCGCCAGCAGATCGAAGATGTCACCACCGTCGCCCGTCGCACGGTCCGTCCACAGACCAGCCTTTTCGCCATCGACCACGATTTCCAGGCTGTCGCCGGGGCTGCCCAAGATGTCGCCAATATGAAATTTTCCGCGCCGAACCTTGCCCGCAGGGAAGATGGTGGACAGCACCGATTCGAGCCGCGCCAGCAACGCAGAACGGGTCTCATTGCGCTCGGCACTGCGATCCGTCTCAATCGGCGCAGCGCAATCGTTGAAATCCAGCGGATCCGGATGTCCTGGCTCACTCATCGGATACCTCGCTTCCGGATGCAAGGTCGGCGGACGTCGTGCTGCCGTGCAACTGCTGCCACTCGGCAAGTTCCGAGAGCTTGAAGCGCACCATTCGGCCGATGCGGTAGTGGGGAATGCGCAGCTTGGTACGCTGGCGTGCATTGGTCATGTAGTACATCGGCAGGTTCATGGTGTAGGCCGCTTCGCGGGCGTCGACGAACGGTTCCCTGACCACAGGGGGGTGGAGTGAGGTGGTTTTCATGGATTGGTCCTCCAGCAACGGTCTGCCCACGTGCAGAACTTGCATTCGAAATGGGTGGAGTCGGTGAATGAGCGCGGCAGCAAATCACCTGCCTCACTGGCGGTAATAACGCGTGCGGCGCGATCCGACATGCGCTGCGCCAGCGCCGCGTCAAACGGGATCAGTTCGGCGTAGATCTCCATCGTGTCGGCGTTGACGGCGGTGAAGAGCGCCGGGTGCTCGTGCAATTCGAGGTAGCTCTGGTACAGCGCGATCTGTGCGGCATAGATAGGCTTGGACACCGCCAGCTTGTGTTTTTCGACATCGCGCCAGGATTTGGCACCGAGGCACTTGTTCTCCCACAGCGACGGGTAGGCAAAGCCATCAGGCCCGGCAATCAGCACGCCATCCACATGGCCACGCAGGCGACCGCCAGCCACAGAGAAGCCGAACTGATGTCCGTTGGCGTCTTCGGTCTTGAGGTGGAAACCCGCCATGCGCAACCAGCGAATCGCCATGTCCTCGGTGCGGTGGCCGCGCTCGAAGATGCGCAGCAGTCGTCCGGAGAAACCTTTGCCATGGTCCACCGGTGCTTTGGCGTACTCGTACTGAAGTTGTCGCTCGCACGCGGCTCCCAGACGCGAGGCACCTAGGTATTCGCGCGCTGGTGTCGCGTCGCGCTCGGCTTCCAGCGCCTGGTCGACCAGTTCCTGCAGGCGCCCCGAGAGACTGGCCGATGAGTTGAAATCAATCATGGCTTCGTCTCCCACGGCAGGTCATCCACCATGTCGGCAAACGGGTTCTCGGACAGCGGTGGTACAGACTCGCGGATCGGGTCATTGACTGGCTTCGCGCCCGGCATGCGCACGCTCGGGTATTTGGTGCGCTCGTGCTGAGCGGCCATCTCGTCGACATAGGCGGTGACGATGGCCTCGATCACCGACAGCGCTTCCGCTTCCGAGTACGCCCCAAGGGGCTTATCGAAGCCGATCGCACTGGCCGCTTCGCCGAAGAACTTCAGGCACATGCGCATGGCAGCTTTTTCCAGAGGCGTGGCATCAACCATGGCGGCCTCCGGTGGCAAACCCTGGTCCAGCGCCCGGGTCCAGGACCCGTACAGCTTGTGAAACGCGTCCTGACAGCGGCGTGAGCAGAACACCCAGTCGATTGGGTAGCGCCGGGGGTCGCCCACCCGGTGCCGGTTCTCTGAGTGCCCGAATCCGCGCGCCTGACGTGAGCAGACCCAGCATTTCATGGCGGGCCCTCATTACTGTGCCCACGACGGTTTGCCGGTAGCAGACGGTTGGGCTGCACGTGCAGGTGCGGCGAACGCTGGCGTTGCCTGTGCCGGTGCGCCGGAGTTGCCGCCACCTGCCGGACCCTTGGCCACCCCGCCCGTCAACGCCGCATAGTCCTTGTGGTCAGGTTCGATGGCGAGCTTGACCACGTTGCGGTCTTCACCCTTGGCATCCTTTTCGACATCCACCCGGGCGATGAACTCGATGCCGTCCAGGTCTGCAAAGCTGTTGATCCGGCGCGAGGCCGCAGCCTGCGGCGTGTTGTCCTGAGGGTGGACATTGCGCGAGCTGTTGAGCGCAGCGCGAATGAAGCTGCGACCCATCTGTCCCCAGGTCGGACCCTTCTTGGAATGCAGGCCGACGTTCGACCACATCTTGCGTTTGGCAAACGGGCCGCCGGTGACCACGAATTCGCATGCAAGGTACACCGCGCCCGTATCAAAGGACTCGGTGGCGTAACCGCCGGTCCAACCCTGGCTGTGGTCGTCATGGCCACCGGGTTTGATGGTCATGCGCAGCGGCACGATCGTGCCCTTGGGGATCAGATCGAAGGCACCGTGCTGGGCTTCGGCGTCGTTGAAATCGTTCCAGTTGCTGGAGGTGTTGGCGTTCATGATGGATCCTTAAATTGATGGGTTTTGCTGTGCGG